CCTTCGGGTGCTGATGTGTCGAACTGAATGCGTCCTGCAATAGGTTGCGCGTCGTATCTGTATCGCTCTCCCTTTCTTGGGTATCGAATGACACCCATAGGACTTAACTTCGACGCACCGCCATGACCGTAAATCTTGTCAAGGCGTTCAATCATGTGAGGTATGTCAAAGAATGTTCCCGCGTGAGCAATCATCATGTCGGGATTGCGCGCTTGAAGGAACTCAATGAATCCGTCATACATGTCTTTCTCCGAAGTGTAAAGTCGCAGATGATATTCTATGTCTCGCACACTCCTATCCCAAAGACCCGCTTGAGTATGAGGTAATGAACAATTGGTTCGCTCATCAGCCCATGCAAAGACAACGGGTGTGTCGAGGTCGGAGTCGATGACAGCGATAACAGTCGTGAATTTGTCATCACCTGTGTTGCATTCAATATCATACCACCACTTGCGCGGCTTCCATTTTGGCATCTCTTTGACTGTATCAATGAGGACTTGGTCTTCAAATCGCACATCACCTTCGTAGGTTGATGAGAACATTTTGGTCATCGCCGTGATGTCGAATGGATTGGTCGATGTCACCTTTTTAAGTAGCGTCCCGTCCAATGCTTCCCAATGACCATCAACAACTTCTGCGTTCGGATAACCTCTTAGCGCGCGCTCAATAGCGTAGTTGCTCGTTGCCTTTGGGATATACATGTAGGGTAAGATGTCGTCGTGAACCTTCTCGATGAGATTTCCGTCTTCATCTCGCCATCGCTTGTAAACAAAGGGTGCTGAATCATCGTAGTAAGTCACGTCGATAATCAATCAACACCCTCCTGATGTTTCAAAACAAGAAGCGCACCTGTGTCTTGGTTGTCCAAAATCAACGCACTCTTTTCTCCCATGTGGTAATGGATAACACCGCTTGGCATAATCCTCAACAACGAAGGAAGTGAAGAAGAGAAGACTGATTCGCAATCTTCCCATGTGGTTTCTGAATTTGTTTCAATGACTCTTGTCATACGCGCGCCTCTTGCTTGACCCGCTGACACTTTCATCTGTCCATCGGTTACTGACACACGGACAGGTGCATCTTTGGATGTGGCTTTGGTCATGGTTTGAAGGCCATGCAACTCACTCATCATGAATGAGCCATGCGCTTGAATTTTCGCGCGACCAAGTAAACCCCAACTGTTCTTCTTTGCTTTGTCAATTGCTGAATGCGCGCGCTCCACACTTGCGTATGAAAGCACATCGCGATACGTTGGTATTGTGTATGTGTCGTCACCGTTACTCAAGGTAAGAATACCCGCTGAATGACGCAACATCGTAGGCGTCTTTCTGTCACAGAATTTGAGGAACGCAACAACCTTGTCGATTTGGGGAATGAATACATCGCCCTGCTTATACGAACCTCCATCTGACGTCATCAATATCGAAACAGAATTCCTAAAGAAGTGTGTCTCGACATCAACGGAAGCAGTCATCTTCATGTTAGCAATCTGACATCGGAGGTCGTTGACCCCTTCACCGAAGCCGTTGATGAAAGCACACAAAGATTCTGTATCGAATTTTGCTTGAACAAGACTCATTCAATCATCACCTTCATCGGGTGCTTCACTGTCTGCATATAGCCACTCTCCTGTTTGAGTGTAGTGTATTGTTCGGCAGTCGTTACACAACAGTAATTCAGTATTTGTGCCAACAGGCTCGTAGTTACCTTGCGAGCCACACAATCGGGCTTTGTTTTTTATGATGTGTCTTACTTTTTCACTCATTGATTTTCACCTCTCGGACGTATCGTAAACAGACGCAGTCGTGGAATCGAACAAACTCTTCCTTTGTGTCAGGATGGAGCAATCGTTCTTGCACTTGACCTGTTCCTTTGCATTGCTTACAGTTCTTTTCAGGTAGCACTTGCCACTTGACGAAGATGCAATCGCAGGGATGATTGATGAATTCAACATCAACGCACTCTCCTTCGTAGTTGCGAACAGGTTGTTCTATGATGATTTCTCCGCTTCCACCACACTCACTACAAGTGGGGTTGGCTTCGTACTCATCAACGTCTTCCGCGCTTCGCTCAACAGCACTATTGTGAGCGGGTGTGCCTGTCTTCTTCCAATTCATATTCCATCCTCTCGGAGTTCAGGAAGTCCGAACCATTGTGGCATTTCATCCTTCTTTGTAATCATGATTGTTCGACGTTGGTCGAGCAGTTTAGGATTGGTTTTGCACTTGACAAACTCAACCTCGTATCGCGTTTCACCTGTTGGAGAACCATCTTCACCGCGCACCTTTGTTTTGTGGAAGTAAAGAATTTGATTGAGATAGTTTGCTGTGGACTTCTCCCATGCGGCCTTCTTCCCAATGACAGTTCCCGACTTATCTTGTAGGTCTTTGAAGTGCGTTTCCAAATAGACGCGGACTCCAAGCGACATCAATGTGCGAGCGATGGTCGTGAGTTGGTGGAATCGTGTCGAACGAATCTGCCAATTGAATCGCATACCAATCTGTTGATGTGGTGCAACCTTCGCACCAATACCATCAGGAGCAGTTCCTAAGTCTTCGATGAACATACAGTTGGTTGCAACGCTATCCCACAAGTCGACAGCAGTAAAGAGGACTGAATGGAGTTGAGGTCTGTCGCCGGGATTCGCCGCCCAATCGACAAGGGTCTGTCCAATCTTCATCACACGTCGGTGTGTAGCAGGGTAATCAATTGCTTCACGCGTCTCTCCATCTTCATCAAGTGTTTCAAACATAACGCTTGGGTTGAGACAACGGATGTTCTTCGCATGTTCTCGATGATGAGTAACGCGAGTTGTTTGTCCGCCACCGTCGAAGTCCAACACAAAGATTACATCTCCGCGCGCTTTCTCTTCAGGCGTCATGCTGTCAAGAACGATTCCTGTCTTACCGACTCCTTCGGGTCCTACAAGACCACAAAGAATCATGTCGTTCGGGACTGTATCTCCTGCGTTTACGATTTCATCCCATACTGATGTAGCAATGGGTTGTCTGTCGCTTTTCTTTTCGTTGACCAAATCAGGTGTAACTTCAACAGTCTCACCTGTGTTTGGGTCAAATTCTTTCTTGGCTTCTTTCTTCAAATCATTCAAGTTTGGCATTCTTTTCACGCTCCGTATTGGTCAAGGCTTGTCTCGCCACCCTCACCTGCGGGGATTGCAAGGCGAGGAACAGCATAGACACCGAGAGTCTTGATGGCAGGTTCGACACCGTCATCAGTCGCACGAACACTCAATCGTCCGAAGACGATGACTGTGGACTTGACAGCGTATGGCTTCCAACCGTCGTCGGTTGCTACTTCAAAGGGATGACCCGCGTCTCCGAGAAGACCATGAATGTAGCATGGAAGGTTTTGTCGTCGACCACCGTTGAAGGTTCGCATGAGGTCGAAAGAAGAGATGCTCATTGAATAGTCATGACCTGTTGGGTCCCACTCGGTTTCGCGTGCTTCCTTTCGCATGTCGCTGACTTTACCACGAACGAAGACCATCGGGCCGACAGGGTTGTAGCCCGGTATGACTTCTTGGCGCGTCTCAAAGACTTCGGCAAGTGTGGACATATCACCAATGTATGCATTGAGTTCAGGAATCAACTTGGATGGTTGAATGACTGCTCGGACTTCTTCATCAACAAAATCATCGCCGTATGTCAAAGCACCGGGAAGAGCATAAGCATTGTATGTATCAGCCCATTCAGGCTTGACGTTTGCTGATTGTTGTCGGACCTTGAGTGTGCATGGGCTGAACATCTGTGGAACAAACCATTCTTCAGGATTGTTTGATGTAACAGTTATGCGCAACAGTCTTTGTTCGTCCAAGAAATTATCTTTGACGTTGCCGAGAAAGTGATACGTTCGCTGATAGCGGAACGGTGTGATTGGTTCACCGTAACGACTCCATTCAGGATTGTTCTGCAAGATGGCGAGCGAAAGACCTTGTTCGTCGAAGAGGAACCACGGTTTTGTATCCGCAGGTTCTTCTGTCGCAACAGCACCGTCTTTCTTTTCAAGCATCCATACACCGTTTTCAGTATAAGCGCGTGCTACAAGTCCTTGTTGAATTGCATCATCAAGGTTGTTGAGCGCGGCTGATACAGCAGGGGTTCGCTTTCGTTCTTGTCCGTCTCGCATCTTTGGGTCGACGCCGACAAAGTATCCAACAAGTTGTGTAGCGTTGTTTGCTCCGCCACTCATGACTCGTCGTTCAACGACAAATGTCTCGGCGGCATCCACCATGAATTCGTCATCTTCGTCGTTCGGATTGTCAACACCCATTTCTGTTTTCAGATAGGTGAAGAATTCACCTGTTGCGTCGTCGAGAGTCTTGGCGTTCTTTTCAGCCCACCACTTGAGACGCTCTTCGACTTCAGGGTGAAGTCCTGCGTTGTTTTGTTCGTTCGTTTTTGCTTCGTTTTGGTTTAGGTTTGGCATATTTTTTTCCTCCTATTGTTTTTTGTTGTCAATGTCGTATAGACTCGCAATGAAATAGTCCACGAAGGACTCTTCATCGAGGGGCCATTGGTTCATTCTTAACACGAAATCTCCCCATACGACATAGAATGTATATAGTCTTTCCGAAGGAAGCCCTACGGATTTAACGTAATTGTGAATCTCCCTCATCAAATAATGAAGGGACGCGCCTGAACGAATAAGTTCAAGCATCGTTTTGTGAGTTGTATTCCAATCTCCTGCCGCCAAAGAAAGTGCGACTTTGTCGAGAGATGTTTGGTCTTGAAAATCACCGACTTCTTTACCGCTCAAGATGTGTTTACCGATTGCGCGAAGGTCTCCACCGAACTGCGACTGCAATACTGCGGGGCTGTCCTTCGACATCACTCCTGTCTTAGAAAACAGAACATTGACATACGCGCGGATTTGTTTTTGGTTGTATCGCTTGAATGGGAATGCTACACAGCGGGATACAATTGGTGAAATTATCTTGGACTTGTCATTGCAGGTCAAGACCCACCAACAATTGCTTTTCTCCATGATTCTCTTAAGAGAATCTTGTGCTGACTTCGTCAGACCATCAGCCTCATCCAACAGGATAAGTCGACCGCCATCCCATAGTGGAGCGGCATTCGATACGGTCTTCAACTTGGTTCGGATGAACTCAATACCGCGCTCATCAGAAGCGTTGTATTCGACGATGTCGAGGTTCAGTTGTTTGGCTAAGATGTAAGCCGCCGTTGTTTTACCGAGTCCTGCGTCTCCATGAAACAGGAGACATTGGGGGCTATCACTATCCCACTCGTCGAGATAAAACAGCGGATTGTTCGGGTCATCATGACCGATGTATTCTTCTAAATTTTCAGGTTCAAATTTCATTTTTTCGCCTCAACCGTCTCGACATATTCCGCGTTCACTTATAAACCCCCTAAGTTCGGAGGCACGTTTTCTCGATATTATCTTATTATTATTATAAGAATAATAAATTACTTCTTATTATCATAATAATAATAGAATCTTGATAATGAAAAGTAACAGACGTGGATAACGAACTTCAACTATCACCGTCAATCATTCGGATGATGTCTTCGATTTCTTGATGTGTAGGAGACCGACCTTTGTAATCCATCAGTCGAATCATCTTGAGCATGTTGTCCATGTCGGCCACATACTGCTTGACGGGGGTGAGGATTCGTATAACCTGACGAATGAGGGCGGCGTCTTTGATGACTCTCGCATTGACACCCTGCGTGGCGAGCCACATGTTGAGGGCGGGTTCGTCTTTTCGGCTCACCAACACACGTCGTTCAACTCGATACCCAATGCGTGTCTTGGGTGCGAAGTGAACGCTGATTTGAAATCGACATTCTCTCGCCAACCATGCAAGAAAGAACGAGTCCTCATCCATTCGGCTCACTCCGTTCAAGTAAATCTCCAATTTGAATGGCGTCGGATTGACCGAGTGTTGTATCGAGTCGTGCAAGATAAGGTGCGCGCATCATCTTCTCTTCGTGTATGTATCCGAGTGAGTGGAAGATACCGATGAGTCCTTCGTCAATCTCAATCATGGTCTGCGCATCATACAATCGTGCGAGTCGGTCAGGTATGTCGTCTGCTTTCACATAGGCGTAGCCAACAGGGAAAGGCTCGAAACCGTCGAGCGCGGCAATCTTGATTCGGATACCATCTCCATCACGGTATCCTCCGAGTATCAGTAGCGGTAAATCAAACGTTCTTCTTGGCACAATAAATCCTCCAACACCTCCGCTGTGGAAGTAGGGTCGTTCAGCATCTATGAGGCGCAGGACTTCTCCTTCCTCCAATGACTGAACGATTGCTCTCAAGTGAGCGCGGTCTTTGATTAACTTTGGATTCGTAGCCCGCGCGTTTCTGTTCTTCTTCCATAGATTCGG